TTTTGGCTGTTAGCAGATACTGCAGATGTAGGTGCAGCCATCTGGTCTAGACGGCTAGTACGTACCTGTGTATCAAAGTCTGAGATAGTTGATGCAGTCTGTGAACCTGTGTGATTAGCACGGGCGAGTGGGTCAACGGCCAATTTGCTAAGTGCAGTTGCTGCGCTTGCGTTGATGTCTGCGTTAACGATTGTTCCATCTACTAAGTCGGCAGAGGTAATAGTTCCACCAAGGTTTAACTTAGTTTTAGCAATAGCAGCAGTTGCCGATACATCGGCATCTACAATTGTTGCATCCGCAATCTTGGCAGAAGTTACAGCGCCGTCGGCTAGGTCAGCCGTAGCAATTGTGCCATCGGCAATTTTGGCTGAGGTGATAGTACCGTCTGCAATATCTCCAGCCACGATAGTACCGTCAGCGATTTTGGCTGAGGTAATGGCTGAGTCTGCAATCTTACCAGTGGTTACGTTTAAGTCTGCAATCTTTGCAGTTGTGACGTTGCTATCTGCAATCTTAGCGGTGGTAACTGCCGCATCAACAATCTTTCCAGTAGTTATTGATAGGTCATCAATCTTGGTTGTGCCTACAGCACCAGTTGCAATCTTGCCACTTGTGATAGCAGAATCTGCAATATCGCCTGTGGCGATTGTCAGATCAGCGATCTTAGCAGAAGTAATTGCACTATCAGCAATCTTTGCTGTAGTTACGTTAGCGTCTGTAATCTTGGCTGTGGTCACGGCATTGGATTGAAGCATAGCCGTGGTAATCATGTTGGTATCTGTGGTCTCAAGGACGTTAGCAATAGTCAGACCGTGAGCAGTTGTCTCATTCTTTATGTGGTTGTTAGCCTCACGGAAGTCAACACCGATAGCCATGTGACGAACCTTGGCTCCTGCTGAGTGAGCAACGCCAGAGACACCTTCTGTACCAGTTCCATCTACACCGCGGATAATTGTTATCGTTGTGCTAGAAGGTGAACTAGGTGATGTCGCATAGACAATTTCTTCAAGGGCTGTATCTGGATCAATAACGAGAGTAAAGCGCTCACCAGCAGCAGGTGTGATGTTACCAAGCACCGCTGCTGAGTTAACTACCATAGTAGTTGCAGTTGAGTTAAGCGCTGATGTGAGTGATGTCTCTTGTGAGATGGAGGAATATCTGCGGACTGTCATTGATTAGTACCTCGTATAGTGGATTCGGGTTGGGTAAACATCACGAAGTTTGCCTGCTTCTTCGTTAAGGCGTTGCTGGTAGAGTCCAAGCATGAATCGTGCTGTTGAAGCACCGGAGCCATACTGGATCTTTGTATCTGCGTTATCTGCTTCTGCAGATGAATAGTTGAGTCGGCCTGGGTCAATGAATGACGATAGGCGGTATGATGCTCCGTAGAGGATGACATCCTTGCATGATGATGGAAGTCCTGTGACTGTTTCAAATACTGCAGAACCTGCAGAGTCAGAAAGAGTGGCTGGTTTCTTGGTATAGAATACCTGGATCTTACGACCTGCTTCTACGTTATCGTAGACAGAAATGCTATTGCCTGAGGTAAATGCTGTAGTGTTTGCTAGTGGGTCTTGACGCCACTTACGAAGCGGCATCCATTCTTCGCTAGGTCCTGTTGGTTGCCATGAGACGTAGAGGATTGTTTCAGCCTCTGCTGGCAGACTATAGGTTGTCTTAGCAGTGTTAAAGTTAAACACATGAACCCCAACTGCAAATAGTTGAGGAAATACTGCGTCAATTGTATCGTTGATTGCTTTCTTAACTACTGCCTTAGGGAAGGTAGGAGCAACAGTTACGCGAGAGTTGACTGTGTGTACCGCTGCTGTAGTTCCATTGTAGCCTCGGCCATACGGAGCAACAGTAGCGGTATTTGACACACGATCATAACTGTCAATCCAAAGTAGTTCTTCGTCAATCTCGACAACACCTTTACCAATATTTGAGACATCTGCTAAGTTGAGTGTTAGGGCAGATGCTGATATTTCTTGCGTAAGGTGAGTGGTACGATCCTGCCTCATTGTATAACCAGATAGATTAAGCAGTGCCTCGTCTATCATATTGGTATAGGTGGTTGTCATTTAATATCCCTTAGTTTGGATTACTTGTTCTTCTTTGCTTGACGTCTTGCTCTCAATTTTGCTTGTAGTGCTTCGAGTTCTTTCTGCTTGGCAGGAGTTCTTTCGACTCTACTGCCGACATTTCCAAGAGCCTTGGCTGCCATTGAGAATCCACCAAGTGCTGGCTTTTTAGCAGGAGCAGCCTTCTTAACTGGTGAATACGATGTTGACGCCTTCTTTGTCTCTGACATAGGTCTTGGAGAGTATGATGTTGAAGCCTTGCCTGACTCACCCATTGGTCTTGGTGAGTACTTTGTTGAAGGCTTCTTTTCTGATGCTGTTGCCTTTGTTAGGCGAGCATCGCCGTACATACGACGGAGTGCCTCACGATACTCAGGAGAATTGTTTGATGATGCCGATTTAAGAGAGGCAGTCATTCCCTGCTTTTTGATCTTATCAATGGTTGCTTGCGAAACCTTGATGTTCTTATTTGGCTTTGTTGCCATGTTACCACTTCACCTTATCTGCCCAATATGCGGCACTCATTTTTCCTTTGGATATATTGCTTGCGTGTCTTGCTTTGAAAGACCTGCGACGTGCAGCATAGGATGCTGACTCCCCAGCCTTCTTAGGAGAACCACTGACGCCCTGTTGACCAAAGCGAATGGTCTTAACCTTGTTTCCAACCTTGGCCACAACTACGTGTGACTTCTTTGGGTGATTAGGTGTACGCTTTGGCTTGTTATAGCCTGATACACCAGCCCTAGTTAATCTTGAGTCTTTCATTTTTTCTTCCTTGATACTGCCGCATTGTCAACCAAATTGGGATATGGACGACCCGCTGCTTTTGCTCTTTTCTTTGCTGCAGTTTTTTGCGCTGGAGTCAAAGTCTTTGATTTCTTCTTAGGATTTGATTTATCCCAAAAGGCTTTCTTCTTCATTAGCGTGTGCGTCTCGGCAGTCTAACGTCTGCATCAGAAGGTAACTTCTTTTGACCAGGCGCTACTGGAGGCTTTATCCCTCTAGCAATATAATCATTTAGTGTAGGATTCTTTGGCAAAGGTCCTAGTTTAGTCTTAGCAGAAGGAGTAGCCTTCTTAGTTGCGCTAGGCTTTGGCTTAGGTGTTGGTGTAGCCTTTTTCTTCATGCCTGGCATAATTACTTACCACCAAATAGTCCGCGCTTAGCAACCTTCTTCTTAGCGGTTTTCTTCTTGGCAGGCTTCTTTTTGGCTCCGTATTCGACCATACGTTCTGCTTTGCCTTCTGTCTTTTCGTGCTTCTTGTTCGCCTTCTTAGCAGCCTTCATTCCTGCTGCTGTGTAAGGGAACTTCTTACCGTCTACCATTGGCATTAGATTGCTCCTACTTCGTTTAGTTTGGCTACTGTCTTGTTTTGTATTAAGTTTGTGCTGGGCATAGTATTGGCGTCATAGGCTTTGCCCATAGCGTCAGATGCTCTGCGAGCCTCTTGGATCTTCTTCATGGATGTACCTGCTGGCTGAATACCCTCAGCCCTTGCTCTGCGGTAGGCTTCTAGTTCGCCTTCCCACTTCTTGTTACTTGTTTGCTTCTGTGAGGAAGCATCCCCTGCATTCATCTGTAACCCTAGTGCTTTGCAACCAAAGCAACCATCTATCGGTTCTGGATGATGTTCCCAATGTTTCATACTGTCTCCACTGTGTATCCTGCTGCCTCTAGGCCAGCCTTTTCTGCCTCGTTCACCTCATAGGTGATGCCACCTAGATAGAACGCCTCTGCTTCTGCAATCTCCTCAGTAGAAGGATTTCGCAACTCGTAATATTCCCCATCAATTTTGATGACGCTAACACCTCTTGTAAGGCGGTAACGACTAAACAATGGGCCTTCCCCTAATGGACCTTCACTCACTGTTGGAGTTGTGAATCTGTATGTCATATAGCCTCCTAAGCCGTTTTACTGATGAGTAGGGGTTGCCCCCTACCCACCCGTCTAATTACTTAGATTATGGACGAACTGATGAAGCAGTCTCGATGCGGTATAGCGCCTCTTGACGGAAGATTGACCAGTTGATGATACCGTGCCAGCCGACTGGGCGGAAACGGTTCAACTTGTCTACAACGTTACCAAACTCAATGCCTGGTTCCCTCCATACTGCCTCAGCAAGTGCTTGCTGTCCGAGTACGTAGGTGTTGTAAACACGTGCCTTTGGAGTAACTGTAAGTGTGTTTGTTCCAACAGTTCCTGAGTTAGCGACAGACACTGTGAATGTAGTGTTTGTTGCACCAACTGAGATTGCTGTAATCAAAGCACCAGTACCAACGTTAGTTCCGCTAATAGCGTCTCCAACCTCAGCAAGACCACCGAATGCAGCGTTTGCTGCAACGATTGTGAACTCACCTGAGACACCGCTTACTGCTGGAGCAGTAGCAAGTGCTGTTAGTGCCTTACCTGAAACTGTGTTTGTCATGCGTGGTGTCTCGATGAAACGGACACCTTCCCATGCGCCGAGTTCTCCTGCAAGGAGTGGACCGACGTTCTGGTACTCATGTGGTGTACGCCAGATGTTGTTTCCTGTCTCTGTGCGGAGATCGTGTGAAACTTCTGGGTGGATGTATGAAACATACATTCCGCCACGTGGTACAACATTTGCAGCACGCAACTTTGTTACAGCGTAACGTACGTCGCGTCCCTTGAATGTATCTGTTGTGTCAATTGTTGACTTAGCAGCAGTTGTTGAAAGTGCTCCGCCAGACTCACGGATAACGTTTGTACCTGCATCAAGAACAGCAGCGATACCGTTATCTAGTGTTGTTGCCATGTTGAACGCAACTGCGTTAGCAATCCATGGATCAACATCTGAAAGTGACATAAGTGACAACTTACGTGTTGGGATAACTACGCGACCTAGTTCTGTCTGTGCGACATCTAGGGTTGTAGTTGCTGGAATTGCTACTGCATCTGGATCTACAGTTTCAGCGAGTGTTGCACCAGCAATTGTGGTGTCAGCAATATCGTTGTAGAACTGGAAACGGATTGAAGAACCATCGTGAGTTGGGTTTCCGACCTTCTTGTCCGCGATAGCGCGGAACTGTGGTGTTGAACGCAAGTTGAGTTCGATCAACTTGTCGTACGCCATGGTTACAAGATTGGAACCTAACCCAGAGGTTGAAGTTGAAAAGACATCAGGCATTTGCTGATATCTCCTTTCTGGTTAGTTTGCGGTTTATTGACCGCTGAGAATGGTTAGAATTTCTTCTTCAGAAGATGCATTCGCTAGGCGATTTGCAATATCATCTGAAGTCCCTGGTGCTTCTGCATTAGTTAGCAGATTGTTCATCTTCTGCATTGAAGCGATATCTTGTTCAGATACCTTTGGAACGTCCTTCTGAATACCGAACACGTCGGCATACTGGTCGATCCAAGAGGAAATCGCTTCCTCTGTTGCTTCGATGTCATTTGGAACGAATGCTGCGATCTTTGCGTTTACACCACGAGATGTAAAAACATCTTTTAAGATCCGCTCTTTCTGAGCCTTGCTCAGTTCTCCTAGGTTGGTCTCTAGTTCTTTTGCTCTGCGCTGCTCGGCCTTTAACGCTTTGCGGAGTTTCTTTACTAGATCGGTATCGTTATCGTATGTCGGGGTGTAATCCTCGTCATCTTCGTCTTCGATATCCCAGTTGATGTTGTCGCGGTTGTTGCTCATAGCAACCTCTCCCTTGTTAGTAGTTGGCGTACGCCTCAAG